AAGATTTAGTAAGTTACTCTTCTGGCAAACCTATAAGCCCTTTGCCCTAGACATTCCTACAATAAGCTCAAATAATTCTGGGTGTTTATTATACAATGCTCCCATTTTCTTAGAATCTGCAAATCTCTCAACACTCATAGTTAAAACTTCTGTGGATTCAATTTTTTCATTAATTCCGAATCTTTTTAAATCAGAGGCTCTATAAACTTTTCCCATATAAGCGTCCATATAATCATTAACCAAAGCATCTTCTGAAGCATCATATTTAATACTTGTTATGTCTTTTAATCTGTAAACTGGCTTACCTACTTGCTGTGATGGCCCATAAACACTCATGCCTTCCTTTCTAACCATATTAGCCTTAATTTTTGTAGTGTCTGTAAATCCTTTATTAGTTCTCCATGACTGCATATATTTATTAAGTTTTGGATTTGCCACCTCTACAGCATGTGTAATTTCATGAAAAGTTACTGATTTATTAACAGTCGTAGATGTTCCAAACAATGATCTCTCAAGCTGTGTAGTCATTGAACCATCATAAAACTTACTTGAAGCTCTATTTGCTTTTCCAATTTTCGTAACTGGTGGAACACCATTTGCATTTTCAATAAAACCATTACCATTAAACATTCTTATATATTCATCTAAATGGTTTCTTATTTGTGTTTTTTGT